ACTGCACTGGCAGGTAGTAGACATTCAGACAGTAGGCGAAGGCGATGACGCTGTAGTCCACTCAGGCAGATGCTACGGCACTGTATCGCTAGAAGCACCAGATGTAGACAGCTTCACAGCTTACGCAGACATTTCTGAAGCAGATGCTATTTCATGGGCTAAAGCAGCCATTGGTGAAGAACAGGTCGAAGCATACCAAGCATCAGTGGCTAGTCAGATTGAACTTAGTAAGAACCCAGTGAGCGCAGCAGGAGTACCGTGGTAATGAGCGAAGAAAACAAGGTCGTAATTAACGACGAAGAGTACAACTTCGGTGATTTGAAGGTCGAGACTCAGGCTCATATCGCAAGAGTCGCAGAGATCCGTCGTGAAATCGCTGCACTGCAACAGCAGATCGCAGAGCGTAACGTATTGCTGCAAGCGTATACCCAGAGCATCGTTGAAGGTGTACAGCCTGTTGAAGAGCCCGAGACGGCACAAGGTCTGCCCGAAGGCTTTAAGGAACACTAATGAGTTTGTTTGAAATCGTGACTACCCTAACCACATTGTCCGTCGTTGCATCTGCTGTATGCGCCGTCACGCCAACTCCAAAAGATGACGCCTTTTTAGCAACCTATGTGTACCCCGTAATAGAAGCCTTGGCACTCAACGTTGGTAAAGCAAAAGAATAACTATGTGCTATCTCGCGATGGCAGAGGAATGGGGCTTGGATAAAGGTGATAAGGCATTGAACCAGATCTCTACTCACGAGCAAGTGTGTGAGCAGCGTTACCTGCGGATTGAGGAACGTCTTGCAAGTGGGTCTAGGCGGTTTGATGAGCTTGAAGCAAAGATAGACACTGTATCCAATAGGTTATGGTGGATTATCGGTTTAATTGTAGTGAGCATTTTAGTGCCACAATTTTTAGGAGGTTGACATGTCAGATGAAGGAACAATTAAAGTCCCAACGTGGGCCTTACCTATTGGCGCTGCTGCGCTGTCAGGCGCGATGGTCTGGGGTGCTAGTCAGGCGCAAGCACAGGCTACACAAGAAGAAGTAGACCGCATTGAAGCTGCTGTCGTGAGTGTTGTTGAAGAGGCTCAGGCCACGGGAAAATTAGCGGCAGTCAATGCGACAAAGATAGAGGCTATCGTCGATTCATTGGCGGAGCAGAGCGAGACAGCGAAGGCATCAGATCAGAAACTTCAGCAATTAATCGAAATTATGCTAAAGAATCAGAACTAGAGTACAACCCCGCCAGCCCGAATTTGTTTTGCGATTTGCGGGAGTGGCGAATGTTAGAGCTAGTCAATCCTCCTGCATACCGTCACTGCCTTGCATTGGCGTGGTTACGATACAACCACCGGCAGTGCGGGTATGGCGCACAGATCTACATACAGAACACGATGCCGCGTGTTTTAGGCACAGCACATCAGCTTGATGTAGAACTGCTTACTTGGGACTTGGTTAAACCTAAGTCCGTCAAGGTGCAGGCTGTTAAGCAGAAGCGGAGGCTGTGATGGATGTTCCACCAGTATTCCCGAATAGCGTCAACGCACCGTCAGAGGTTGTGGTCAAGGACAAGATACATAGGCTGTTGCGGCTAGATCAGATCAGTCGCACCCGCACCGATAAAGTAGAGGCGTTGACTGAATACAGCCAGACTTATTACTACTATAAAAATGGCCAAGTTCTTTCTACTATTGTGAAGGTTGAAGATCAGATTTCATTGGACATACGCGCATGACCATGATGATTTTTGTATTAATTGTTTTGGAACGTGGGCAACCCACAGGCGAAGAGTTGTATTTTAGAGAACTGACCTCGTGTCTAGAATACTCCAAGGCGCTTAACGCTCAGTCTGTAGGCAAGATAAACGAGCTACTAAGTAATAATAGCTACTTTAAGACTTACTGCCGTGTGAGAGAGATACCAACGTCAGAAGCAGGCACCAAGATACTGTTTCGTGACCCCGCCAGAAAGGATGATGACTAATGCCAGAAATATCTTCAATCAGTCGAGTCGGCACAACAGAGCCTTTTGAACTACAAGTAAAGCGCGGTCAAGTTGGTTGGCACTATGCTATTTTTAAGTTTGGATTCAACCCAGATGTTGATGACAGTCTTGAAACGGTATGGGCTGAAGGTGGTCTGTATAGCTATATCGAAACTGCTACGGTGCTCAAAGTATCTAGCTCTTCCACTGATGACGCTTCTGCTGGAACAGGGGCGCGTACCGTTACCTTGTCTGGCTTAGATGCCAACTATGCAGAAGTTACCGAAACTGTAACTTTGAACGGCCAAACAGTGGTCAACACCACAAATACTTATATCCGTATCAACCGTATGGTGGTAAATACTGCTGGTTCTAGTGGACAGAACGCAGGTGTCATTTATGCAGGCGATGGCACTGTTACGTCGGGTGTTCCTGCTGAAAAGTACGCAACTATTGCGGTAGGTGATAATCAAAGCCTAATGGCATTGTGGACAGTGCCCGCAGACCACACGGCTTATCTACTTCAAAAAGACATCACTGCTGCTACGACACAAAATAACAAATACGCAAACATTCATTTGGTTGCGCGGCCTTTTGGCGAAGTGTTCCAAACGAAAGACAAACACGTTATTGATAATGGCGCGTTGCATCAGAGTTACAGTGTGCCTTTGAAGTTTGAAGAAAAAACAGACATAGAGGTTCGATGTATTGGAGATTCCTCTGGTGCCAACATAGCGGTATCTGCTGGCCTTGACATCATCTACATCCGAAATGGCGACAGTTTATGAGTCCTAAGAAATTAGAGCCGAAATCGCGGTATGCTCAGTACGACCTAGATGGAGATGGGGTCGTGAGCGATGAAGAATTGGCGCGAAATCAAGAACTTGTTGAGATCGAACTGCGTGAAGAGAAAGCAGACAGTCAACGACGAATGGCTTGGGTGTCTCTTAGCAGTATGGTCGTTTACGCTCTTTTACCACTCATGCCATTTATCCCAGAGTCTCGTTTGTCCACTCTGGCTTCTCTAAGTGACATGCTGTTTCTTAGTCAGGCGAGCATTGTAGGGCTATACTTTGGCGCTACAGCGTACATGGCAAAACGATGAGCATACTTGGATCAATCATAGGCCCAGCTACTCAGCTACTAGATAAGGTAATTGAGGACAAGGACGAGAAGAATCGTATCGCCTTTGAGTTGAGCACTCTTGCAGAACGCCATGCCAATGAGTTGGCCAAGGGGCAGCTAGAAGTCAACAAGGTAGAGGCTGCACATAAGTCGTTATTTGTTGCCGGGTGGCGACCGAGTATCGGTTGGTGCTGTAGCTTGGGCCTTCTGTATCATGTACTGATAGCGCCGATTGCAGGTATCTGGGTAGAAGTTCCAGAGATAGACCCGTCGCTGCTGATGACTACTATGACCGCGATGTTAGGTCTCGGCGCTATGAGGAGCTACGAGAAGACCAGAGGTGTGAGCAGGGAGAAGTAATGACAAAACTAATTGAAATGCTGAAGCTGCATGAGGGTGTCCGCAGTCATGTATACCTGTGCTCCGCCGGGTATGAAACTTTAGGCGTTGGCCGCAACATCAGCGAATCTGGTCTTGGCTTGTCAGATGATGAGATTGAATACCTCTTAAACAACGATATTAAGCGCGTGCGAGAAGAACTTGAAGACACCTATTTCTGGTTCCCCGCACTCAACGAAGCGCGACAAGATGCGATGATTGACATCTGTTTCAACCTTGGCCTCACCCGATTGCGGGGATTTGTTAACGCTTTGGAGGCGATGTCTCGCGAACAATTTGATATTGCAGCCGATGAGTTTATGGACAGTCGGTGGGCCACTCAGGTAGGCAACCGTGCCGTTGAGGTGACTGAGATGATCCGCACAGGGGAGTATCAGTAATGGCTTTGCAAAAGTTTATCTTCAACCCTGGCATAAACAAAGAAGGCACTGACTACACAGCAGAAGGCGGGTGGTTTGACGGCAACTTGGTGCGCTTTAGAAAAGGATTTCCTGAAAAAATAGGAGGTTGGGAAAAGTACATTACTGAAACGTACAACGGCACAGGCAGAAAGCTTCTGGGTTGGGTTGCGCTTGATGGTACGAAGCTACTTGCTCTAGGAACTCGCACCAAGCTGTACATACAGGAGGGCGCTGGCTACGACGATATCACCCCCATAAGAAAAACATCTACAAACAGCATTACGTTTGCTGCTGTAAATGGCTCTTCTACGCTTACAGTTACAGATTCAAGCCATGGCGCAGCTAAGGGAGACTTTGTCACCATATCTGGCGCTGTATCCTTGGGCGGCAACATAACAGCTGAAGTATTAAATCAAGAATACGAAATAGCCACTATCGTTGACACAAACAGTTACACGATTACAGCAAAAGACACGAGTGGCGCAGCTGTTACAGCCAACGCTTCTGATACAGGCAATGGCGGTTCGGGTGTTGATGGGTCTTATCAAATCAATGTCGGCTTAGATGTGTTTGTTGCTGGTTCGGGGTTTGGCGCTGGTGCCTGGGGTGCTGGTGGCTGGGGTTCTACAAGCGCAATCAGTGCATCTAATCAGTTAAGATTGTGGTCGCTGGATTCATTTGGTGAAGACTTGTTGTCTTGTGTGCGAGGTGGTGGCATTTTCTACTGGGACTACACAAGCTTCTCTTCTAGAGCACTTCCTTTAACATCCTTAACTGGCGCTAATCTTGCCCCAACTGTGGGGCTGCAAGTGCTGGTATCTGATGTTGATAGACACGCGATCGTTCTAGGTGCAGACCCAATTGTGAGTGGCGCTAGGTCCGGGTCTGTTGACCCACTGCTGGTTGCTTTCTCCGATCAAGAGAATGCTGCTGAGTGGGAACCATTATCCACAAACACCGCAGGTTCACTGCGCTGTTCAGCTGGCTCACAAATTATTGGTGGCCTTAGAGCAAGACAGGAAACGCTTATATGGACTGACGTTGCGCTGTATAGCCTGCAGTTTATTGGGCCTCCATTAACGTTTGGCTTGAACTTAATCAATGAAGGTGTGAGCTTGATTGGGCCTAACGCTGTGGTGAATACACCATCTGGCGTATTTTGGATGGACAAGAAGGGTTTTTACTCGTACCAGGGAGCGGTTCAGCCACTGTCTTGTAGCGTGCATTCTTATGTGTTTGATGACTTAAATGAAGGCCAAGCATTCCAAGTCTTTGGGTTTGTTAACAAACAGTTTGATGAGGTTGGTTGGTTCTATTGTTCATCAGATTCAGACGTAGTTAATCGTTATGTGGCCTACAACTATCTAGAACAAACTTGGTCTATTGGCCAGCTATCTCGCACAGCTTGGCTTGATGAGGGCATAGAGTCGTTCCCTAGGGCTGCAGCATACGGATCAGACAGCAACAGCAATTTGATCTACAAGCACGAAACTGGGTTTGATGACGATGGCTCTCCAATGGACAACGTGTTTATTGAGAGCGCAGACTTTGATATTGGAGAAGGTGAGGACTTTCAGTTTGTGCGTAGGTGTATACCAGATGTGAAGTTTACAGGTGACGGTGAAAACCAAACAATAAACTTTGTGTTAAAGGCAAGAAACTTCCCAGGTAACACATTGACCACGGATCAAACGTCCACGATCACCAGCACCACCACCAAAGTAGATACTCGAGCTAGAGCGCGCCAAGCGGTTGTGCGATTTGAGTCTGATGATGACGGCACAACAGGTGTTCGCACGGGTGTTGGGTTTAGAATTGGTGGCACTCGTTTAGATATACAGCCTAATGGGCGGCGATGAGCAAGTTACTACAAGGCAGATTACCGTTTGTTAATGCCAACGCTAATGTAAATGGCGTTACTTTTAACAAGGCGGTTCGGCTTTTAGAAATAAGCTTGGATGCCTTTGATCCAGACGCAACAGCGCAATTCACTGAAAACAAAAGAGATACTTTAAAATTCAACGCTGGTGATCTAATCTGGAACACGACTATAAATGCTTTGCAAGTGTATGATGGCGATAACTGGATTACTTTAACCAGCGCGAATCTTTCATTAGAAGCACAAGGTCAGGTTGGTTCTGTTCAAGTTGTTAATGAAGGAGCAATCGTAGTGAGTGTAGGTTCATGACAAAACTATGTGCAAGAGGCAAGGCAGCGGCCAAGCGTAAGTTCAAGGTATACCCGTCAGCGTATGCAAATGCTTATGCCAGCAAAATTTGTGCGGGCAAAATTAAAGACCCCTCTGGCTTGAAGCGTAAAGACTTCAAAGGCCCGAAGCCAAGAAACATGAACGCTGGCGGATTTGCCGCTAAGCGCGCTCGTGTAATAGACCCTAGAGGATTCAGTGGCATGATGCCGAGTAAGCGTGGGAGAACAAGACTCTCATGAGCCTGAAAGAGTGGTTTGGCAAAGGCCCAAAAGGTGATTGGGTAGATATTGGGGCACCGAAGAAAGGCGGTAAGTTCCAAAAGTGTGGCCGTGCCAAAGTAAAGGGTTCAAAGCGCAAGTATCCAAAGTGTGTGCCGCGGTCAAAAGCGAAGTCTATGACTGAGGGCGAGCGACGTAGTGCTGTTGCGCGCAAGCGTGCAAAGCCACAAGGTGTGAGCGGCAAGCCAACGAATGTGAAGACATTTACATCGCCTGCTTCTGCGAAGGGCCGTCGTATTGTAAAGAAAGCAGATGGCGGCGAAGTTCGCCGTAACCATCGTGGTTGTGGCGCTGTTATGTCTGATCGACGTAAGCGGACAAGGTACTCCTGATGTTTAGACGATACGCAGAAGAGTTTTCAAACGGAGGCGCTGTTAAGAAAAGACGCCCCGATAACATGCCGAAGCGCAATAAAAAGAACTTTCGCCCTACAAAACAAGGCGCTGGCATGACAGAAGCTGGTGTAAAAGCGTATCGTAAAGCCAATCCTGGTAGTAAACTCCAGACTGCTGTGACGGAGGATAAGCCTACAGGTAAGCGAGCAGCGCGTAGAAAGTCTTTTTGCGCACGATCTGCAGGGCAAATGAAGAAGTTTCCAAAAGCAGCAAAAGATCCTAACTCTAGGCTCAGACAAGCCAGACGGCGATGGAAGTGTTAAGCAGGTGAGTAACTGATATGGGAATGAGTAGATCTGAAAAACAGATTGCAGCAGCGCAAAAAGAGTTGCGCGAACAAACGTCTAAAGCGGTCAAAGATTTCGACACATCTGGTGGCTTTCAACGTTTTGCTCCAAGTCAGCTGCAAAATCTTAGGCCAGAATTAAAAGGCAGCACCTCCTTCTTAGGTGGCGGGGTAAGCCCATACGCGCAGTCTATGGCGTATCAACGCCTACCTGGGATGACATATGCCAACCTTCCAGGCACAACCACCGCATTCTACCCACAAGCAAAC